CATTCCTTAGTGAGACACGGGGGATTCGAACCCCCGACAACCTGATTAAAAGTCAGGTTGCGTTTCCTTTATTTTCGGTACTTGCGCGCATGTCCGTGGACATTTTGCGGACATTAACAGTTTTCGTGCAGACAGAAAAGCATGTGTTTCTACTTATTTATATAGAATAAAACCGACAGGATTTCTCCCGCCGGTCATACTCTTACAGTGCTTCCAGTCCCGCTTTCCAGCTCATCTTACCGACAATTCCATCCGCCGCCAGCCCGTGATTGCTCTGCCAAGTCTTGGTTGCCGATTCCGTGCCGCTGCCGAAGATGCCGTCCGCCGCCGCGCCGATGATGATCTGCCATACCTTTACCGCATTGCCTTTGCTACCCTTTTTGATCGTCTTCATATTGTAATCCTCACTTTCTTTTGTTGTTGTGGTGATTTTATTGGATTCGGTGACAGTCTGCCCTTTCTTTTTCCAAGTAGCCATGAACTTCTCCGGTGTACCATACAACCTTTTTAACTTTGCCGGGGTGCTACCCCAATTCGGCAGCTGGAAGTGCGGAAAGTCTTTCATAGACTTCCACGCACCACCCCATTCCAGACCAATACTCTGCCCGATCTTTCCTACCTTATTAAATAATTCGGTGGAATTATTAAACGCGTCATCGGGAACACTGCCATCTCCGTCAACATCCATTTTCAGATAAAAGTCAAATGCAACTCCCCATTGATGCATAGAACTGTATGTATTGCCTTTGGCTTTAGTAACAATCTTTCCCGGCGTTGTCCTTCCCTGTGCGTATAAAGCATCCTGCTCTGCTTTCGTTCTCAAACACTCTCCAATGCCAATAGTGATTCCTGCATCTGCACATTTTTTCTGTAACTGCGCAATTTTTTCCTCTAAATCTGGATGTAATGCCTTAACATCTCTCATATTCTATTCCTCGCTTTCTACTTCTGGGATGCCGGTGATCGACATTAACATGGACAGCACGCCAGCCAATGCGGACGCTGACAGAACATACTTCCAGTCCACCTGTCCCATTGCTGCCGCCGCTCCGATTCCGGCAATCGCCGCCTGTGCCATAGTCTTTACCGCTCTGATGCCCGCGGCTTTCGCCCATTTCTGCGTGTCTACTGATACTCTGAGTACACAATTTTTCAACATACTACTTTTCCTCCTCTAAGTCCGCAATGCGGTGATTGATAACTTTTACCTGTTCCTCAATGACCGGCACACGCTGCGCGAAGTTGTTGTGCATCCTTACCTCACGGGTAAGCTCGTCCAACTTGCAGTCCGTAACCGCCTGCGCCATCTCAAGTTTGTGGTCCGTCTTTTTCTGACCACTGCTGACCGTCATTACAGTGCCGATCAGCGTCAGTCCGCCTGTTATAAGTGCTGTGATGATTGATTCCATATCCTTTTCCTCTCTTTCTTTATAATAAGTATAAACCCTGTCTTATCAGTGTTTGCGCCAAGGTTGCCGAATATCTGTTCCGTACGTCAAACCAATCTTTCGCACTCCTATATCGTCTTTAGACAGTCCGGTTGATGCCACACATAGCATACAAGAAATACCATGACGGCAATTGGGTTGACTTGTGGGTAAAATAGCTTAAGCATATTTTGCACCATAGATATCAACTCGGAATATATTTCCTTGGTGCATCATAACACTATGGGTTCCAGCCTGTGCTTCCGCTGCAGATTGGCATACATATATATTGCCCCATAATATTTTTCCGTCACTGCTATAGTATTTTCGCGCGACACGTCCATCTTGTGTAAACCGTAACCCAGAAAAATTTTCATTTCCGGCATAATGATTTTGTGCGAGTAATAATTCTTTTGTATCATAAGCGTTAATGGTATTCGCGGAAAGAATCAATTCGACGGATGTTTGGTTGGAATCAAATGTCAACTTTGACATATTGAGTGCTGACCTGAAGCTGTCCATATTAAACATATGTGTGTGGGGACTACACCCGGCATAAATACCAAAGTTATCACGCAGTAAAATGTCTAAATGAATATCACACGTAGTGTTACTTGTAAGTATGCAGCATCCGTTTACCAATGTTACAAATTTAACACCATTTTCGGTGACTATATTCCAGTAGTCGCCTTGCAAACCAATAAAGTATGCACCATACTGTGATGCAGATATTTTTTTAGCAAGTAAATTATTTATCTCTGTTTCGGTATAATACCGACCATCATGATCGCTGGAACTCATATGTTGCGTGAAAGCTTTGTTTTGCGAAGATATCGCACCTGTCACCGTCCCACCGCCGATAGAGGATATGTCCGTAGTCCCAAGCATCTTATACAGATACCGCACGTTTTTGAACATCTGCGATACCTTTGCAAAAAGCGAAGCGTGCTTTTCACCGCTTACTAGTGTAGCAACGCTTGTCCAAGCGCTTACATCGGCATCCGGCGTGTCACTGCTTGCAAAAGCAACGGTTGTATCTGATGCATCCCCATCTTCTGCCACTGCACCGATCTGCTCCGGTGTAAGATTAACATTTCCCTGCCGGTAGTTTTTCTCCTTGTTCCCTTTGATCCCCGTCACGCCCGATCCAGCTGTTACATCCCATTTCCCTTCGGATGTCCAGATGACGTTGTTACCCTTACCATAATAGATACCACCACCGTCATTGAACCGGTCATCTGAGGTAAAATCGTCACTGATGTTGTACATCCATCCGTTTTCCATGCCGGATACCGGAAGATCTGCAAACGCAACCGTTCCAATCGGTATGATCCCATTCAGCCCCTGTGATACACGCTTTACCTGTTCGTAATAATACTGTGCGTTATTGGCATCCTCTCCATCCCGGCTTCCGGTTCCCCCCACGGCATAACTCTGTGCTTTGGTTGCACTATCTGTTGCAGATTCAGCTTTGCCAATGATCTCCGTTGTTTTCTGTGTTGCGATTGTGGCTTTATCTGTGGCGGTACTGGCGGACTGGCTGGCAGATGCCGCTTCACTTGTGGCTGTGGCTGCAGATTGACTGGCGGATGTCTCACTGGCTTTTGCGTTAGTCTCGGATGTTGCTGCCGCCGTGGCTGACTTCGCCGCTGCTGTTTCAGATGCCTTGGCATTGGTTTCAGATGTTTTTGCCGCTGTTTCACTGGCTTTGGCGGCATTCTCACTTGCCTTGGCGTTGGTTTCGGATTTTGCCGCCGCAACCACGCACATCTGCGCTTCGTCAGCATATTTTTCTGCATTATCCGCCATCGTCTCCGCTATCTTGGCGCTTGCCGTGGCGCTATCCTTTGCAGTATCTGCCACACTGTCAATCGTCTCGATTGCATCGTGGATGGACTGACGTACATCCTTTCCATACACCGCCTGCATGATGTTCTGTAAGTATCCCTGTATATTTGACATTTAGACTCCTTTCTGCGCTTCCAGCGCGTCAACTCTGTCATTTAAGTGCTGCACAGCTGCTATCAGATCAGCGATCAACTCTGTTTTGTCAAGCGCATAGTACGTTTTTCCGTCCCGATCTGGATACTCCGAACAAATCGCCCAATCCTCGTCCCCGACCGCAGTCAATACCTCCTGCGCAATCAGACCATGTCGGTAATGTCCCGCGGCGTCATAGTTATAAATAAAGCGGCACGGACGCAGAGACTGTATAAGCGCAGCGCTTTTTTCCCGATCAAGGGATTCTATACCGTGTTTCAAACGCTTGTCCGAATAGGATTCCCAGCCGTAGGACGAGATCCCCTTACCACTAGAAAGCATTTGGGCAATCGTATTAGCAGACGTATCTCGCACTGATACTGCCGAGTAGCTGGCAGTGAGTTCCCTCGTATCAGCCACCGACCGCAAACCGTCCGTTCCCATTTGGACTAAAGTTCCCTCACGTTTAAGCTCGATTAAATTGTCCGTGCTCTCTGCCGCTTCGATATGTACATATCCGCCTGTTATTTTGGCAGAACTACTCTCGATTGTGCCCTTAAAAGTACCATCAACAGCATACATATGACCTTCTGCGTCTACGATAAAAATATCGTTAATGTTAAGTGATCCGCCTGTAACTTTGATGTTGTTTGTAGCAAGCCCGCTCACATCAATCATGGTATGCACATTACCCTGCGCGTCCCGCACCTGCATGACGCCGTTGTCATTGCTATAGCCGCCAAGCGTCAGCGTGCCGCCCTTGATCCGGTCAGCGTACATCGTGCCCGCTGTTACAAAATCAGCCACAATACTGCCATCCATTGTCAAGGCCAATCCATACTCTCCGTTATATCCTGTGTGCGAGTATCCCAGTCCATTGATGTTCCACCGCCACACTTTCTGTGCAGTGTCAATATCTTTGGTGTCCATGATAAGCAATTCCTTGGGATTTCCCTTGTCATCCATGTTAAGCACAATATATCCATTGGTGGCGGTCTGTATCAGTTGTGATGCATTATCTTTTGCCTGCTGGAGTAAAGCACTCTGCTGCGGGATCTTTTCATCGAGTTCGTTTGTAAGGCTTGCCATCTGCTGGGTATACGACTTTTTTAGAGTGTTGCTTAAAGTGAGTTTGTTTTTCTCCGGCTCCTGCAGATAGGTTGTCATCTTCTGCACCGGGAACCATGCATCCATGCCGTAAGGCTCCGCAAGCGCATTGACCGAATCCCCAAGGTCAAACGAATCTATATCACTGTTCATCATTGAGAGATCAAGCGCATTAACCTCAAGTGTTAATAACTCGTACTGATTTTCTGTAAGCCATTCCTCGGCTTTTTTCTTGAGATTCGCGGGCGTGGTTACATCATCCCAGTGCACAACCTTTTTGATCCAGCCGAACTTCTCCACCGCCGCCGGAAGATACACATAATCTACGCCGTTATTCACATCCTTGATGTCAAGGTACGCATCCAATCCTTCAACCGGGCTTTTATCGAGCCGCGTGCCTAGCGGTATCACAGCTGTTACGATATCTGCGCCGGAGGCATTGCAGGCATAGTCCAGCAGATTTTCCCCAAACTCGATAGGCTGTTCGCAGGTCGTGCCATAATCCTGCAAAGTAACCAGATCCAGATACCGCTTGCCGTCCGCCTTACGCACCCGCAGATAACCGCCCAGCCGGTCGCATAACTTATCACGCATGCAGGTAAGCGTATCTTCGTAATTCGTGTAGCGATATATACTATCATTCGGATCTTTTACCGTTACCACACCGACCTCAAACCGCTTCTTTTCCTCTACCTGCGCGTTGTGGTTATTGATAAGCGCGGTAAAAAACTGTAGTGGAGTCTGATCCTGGTACCGCCCCTGTGGCTGAATAGAATCATACAAAAAAGCTAACTCCCCAACAGCATAGACCTGCTTTACCATATCAAGGCTCTCTTCCGACTCGCGCACCTCTCCATAAAAGATCTCGCGTCCATCCTTAAGGATCTGCAACATGCTGCGCCGATTCTCAATGGCGTTATAAAGCGGATTCGGCGCCGGAACGTCACACTCGAATGTACCAGAGTCATTCAGCGCCTGCTCCAGCTTTGCATTAGTTACTGCACACTGTAGGTCTCCCGGATAATATAATGTTTTTCCATCAAGTAAAACTTCATAAATCATAAGTAAACACCTCGATATCTGATAGACAGCTTACCGCTGCCGGTAAACTGCAATGTTACATCATCCGCTCCAATCTTAATCGCCGGGAAGCGATACGTGCCGGGAAGCAGCATGTTATGACTTTTTCCATTATAGGTAACCGCAAGGCTTGCACTCTCGGTCACTACAAACTCCGGCACCGTCGGCATTCCACCGCCGGTAACCGTAACGCTTTTACCATTGCTGACCGTTATTCCTGCCAATTCGCGGATTATTCCGGTCTCAAAATTGAACGGATCCCACAACCAGTCATCATCACTCGCCGTCAAGTCATACTTGAAAGGCTCTGCCGTGCCGCTCAATGTGATCGATGCCGCAATATTATTGCTTTTCTTCCCGTCGACTCCCAGACGGCACATATAATAAAATCCGAGATCGTTATCCGGGATTACTTTTACTTTCCGGCCGTGGATCTGCATGGCGATTTCCGTCATTGCTTTCGCCCACAGGTCATAGCTGGGTTCCATCAGCACAAATTCAAATTTCAAGCCGCTACGATTCTCGTAACACCTCTGGCCACTCACTTCCGACAGATCAATGCTGCCGGACGCTCCCGGTACGGAAATCAAATTTGTCTTG